TTTCGTTCATTAGCAAACTCTCGCTTTGTACGATAAGGTTGATTAGGAACTTGAGTTGATGCAACTGGTACTTTTGCTGCGGTTGCACTAACAACAGGCTCACTCTGTTTGTTATTAGGATTCATTTTATCATATTTACTGTTTAGCCCCAACAAAGCAATCTCCCAGTTAGGGGATGCTAAGGAGGCATTCATATTCTCTTGCTCAGGCTTTGACAAGTTCTGGCTTGCCCAAGTAAACAAGGTTGTAAGTTTATCCTTACCACCAATAACCTCAGCTGCCTTTGCATAGGCAACTTCAATCTTAGCCTTCTGACCTGCCATGTATTCATTGATCACAAAGTCTGGAAGCTTTGTTTTTGTCTTAATCAATTCTTGTGTCTCTGCACTAAGGGTTCCCTTAGTTGCATACTCAACAGTCCAAGCCTTCCAATCATCCTGACTGACAACCGCATCAACAACCGTAGGGGTTGGTGTGATTGCGGGAGCATCAGGAATCCTGAGTTCTTCCTTACCAACCACAGGTGTTTCTACCTTAGGGGTAATAGCTGGGGGTGTTTCTGCAAAGGTAGGATTAGACCCACCATCTTCCTTGTACTTAGTCTTTAAAGCAGCAATCTCTTGTCGAGATTGAGTGTATTCTTTCTGAGCATTCTTAAGCGAATCAAACCAAGCCCCTGCATCCTTGAAGTTGGGAGGAATAGTATCGCCTTGATTCTTAACGTATGCAGCAAAAGCAATCCGCTCTTTAGCATTAATAGCATCTGCGGAGGATGACACTAGGGATTGTTCCGAAGCTGCTAGATCAACCTGAGCCTGCGGAACAGGTTCTTCAGCTTGATATGCAAATTCTGGAGTCTCGTCATTAACCATTTAGTAACCTTTCGTATGAATAACTGCGTGAAGGTGTAGAGTTACACCATCAACCAATAGAACAATAGCTGTACAAGATGTTAGCGTATGCTGATGTAGCTGTAGCTGAGATAAAATCAACCTCAACAAATGAACATCCAAACACTGGGACAACTACTGATGCCACCGATAGCAGAGCAGAGTTATTAATAAGTGTTTGAGCACCCAAACCCGCTGCTGCTGTGATACCGTGTGTACCTTTAAGACCAATAGAGTTGTTTGTAATCATTGTGGTAGCCTGAACTCCTGCAATTGTACCTGCAAACAACAGTGTTGGGTAGTAAGTAGTACCTAGTTTAGACCAACCCGTTACTCGAAAACCTGCACTGGTTGAGAAGCTGAGGAGCAAGGGATGAATGCGTACGTGTGTATAGGGACCTGAGGGAATAATCAAACTTGTGGCATCATTTGCCATAGAGGTTAGTGAGACGTGTTCATTATAAGCCGTTAAGGAATTAGTATTGGAAGTAGTTACTCCAACAAACATATTCTCTCTTGCTTGCTTTGTTTGAGACATTGTATGTTGATGAATCATTTGTATTTCTTTCTTGGATTATTTCCACTTTGTTTTTTTAGCCATAATTATTGCATTCCTTGGAAAGCTGACATATCAGCCCCCGAATTTTGTAAGACATTAGCTATACCTTGTCCACCATTTTGTTGTATATCCATTTCAGCAGCCTTAGCTCCTGCAGCAGCTATGACTTGAGTAGAAGCAGCCTGAGATTGTTGCTGAGCCATTGCTTGAGCTTGTCTAGCTTGCTCTTCTTGGATCTTTTGATTCTTCTCTTCTTCAGAGATAACCCAGTTACGGGAATCAAATCCAAGAGACGAGATCAAAGCCTTGGCATACTCTTCCCACTTGAATGCTTGTAGTGCCTCAGGCGGTAGGTTACGCACCATCTCACCCATTTGCATCAGCTTCTGTAAATCAGTATCCCGTGATAAAGCTTGTAGACCTGTAACAACTTCAACAGTTAAAGTACCATCCTTATTAAAGAATTGATTGTACATTCTCTTGTCTAGTTGATTATCTTCAATCATTAGGAAGATCACTCGTTTAATAATTGGTTCCATTAAGTCTCTTGCAATAGCACCAAAGGCACCACCAAGAACTGTTTCTAATTCAGAACCAATCATACGCACAGCTGTAGCTGTTACCCGATCTCCACTAGGCAGGGCAGCAGCAGTCATTAAGAATGCTTGACCAATCTCTCGTCTCATTGTTTCTACCGCTGCTTGAGCAGCAGCAATCTGAGGATTCATTGTTTGACTAGGAGACAATACAAACACATCTTCCTTCCTAGCAGGAACCCAAGAGCCATTAGATTGGTTTGAGATGTCATCAATCTCAGTGATACCACTTGGGTCAAGGCACATCCAGAAAGCCGTAGCTGCTGCCATACCATCAAGCATAGCCTTTGTGTAACTGTCTAACGACTGGAGGTCACCTAAGGTATCCTCACTATGAGATCGCCCATAGTTCTCACCAGCCACCCCGTACCAACGTAAAGCTGTACATGGACATACTTCATACGTTCCTTTAGAAAGTTCATTACCATCTGCATCTTCTTTTTTATAATCCCACATATCTTTTTTGTTACGTACCAACTGACAAAATTGTTTTTCATATCCTAACTTATTGGTTGTTGGAATATAAGCATTGTTACTGATAACATCAGGGTCTGTCAATTCATATTCTACATAGATAATCTCTTGCACAGTCCCATCCACAGCTCGTTGAACAACATAATGATCTAATCTTGTTGTTCTAAACCTATAGTCATCTTCTATATGTACCAAGGAATCTCCAACAACAACCAAAGATTGGATAGCTTGATATACAACTTCTCTTAAATTAGAAGCTGCAAGCTTTCGGTATACCTGATAACTCATAGTTTCAAGATATGAATTGATTTCATTTGTTGGTTCTACTCCAGACTTAAGATTAAACTTAAAGAAAGGAGTATCATTCACAGGAATCATAGCTGATAGCATTCGACTGGCAAGACTGGTAACACCACGTGATCCCACCGAGGAGAACGGAGATGGCAACAACATCTCCTCAGTCCACCCTTCAGGTGGTAACAGACTGGGGATGGTTAGGGCTGCACAATAGCGTGAGCGAACTAACTTAGACTGACGAGCAGAATGTAGTTGTGAAAATCTATCGGCTAATGTATATTTCATATTGTCCTTATAACTTGTTAATGTTTACACCAGTATATAAAGAACCAAGAAAATCTAATGATGTTTTATTAGAAGCACCAATAGTTCCTTTTTGTTCTGCTTCTGTTTGAGCAGCAGCTTCATCAATGGCTGCTTGCTCAGCTTGGGTTGCTTGCATAACAGCAGCGTTTTCCTCACGCTTAATTCGTTCTCTATCTGCGGCTTCTCGTTGAACTCGTCGAGCTTCAGTTGCTTCGGCAGCGATACGGCGTTCAGTTTCTTGTTCTTTTTGAAATGCTCGTTCATCAGCCATAAGCTTAGACTGATCTGCTAAGGTCATACCACCATCAATCTTAGGACTACCTCCCATAAATACCACCACTTTCTTTTTGTTTGTTGTATATTGCTTTTAGTTTATTAATCAATTCTATTTGACCAGCTCTAAAAGCAGATCGTCGTGCAAATGTTTCTGTTGAAATCTCAGGATCATATGCCAGTACTGGGTACATCTCGTCGAGCAACTCGATCAACCTTAGTTCGATCCTTGGGAAGGTCTCTTGTTTCATTTTGTAGTTTTAATACCTCTGTTTGTAATTGTCCAACCTGTTCATATAGATCTTTGAACATTAATCTAATATCAGATTGAGTCAATGTTGCTATGTTTGTGTTTAACCGTAGTTTAAAATTATCTAATATACTCATGGTGTTATTATTGTTGGAAGTGTTTTAATATAATCTTCTCTTGTTGTGTTTTTATTAACAACAGATGGATTCATATATGTATCTCCAACATATTCTTTTTCTTTTTTTGAATTAAATGTAGTGTAAGAAGACTCAATATCACTTATAATTTTTTTATACATCTGATCTTCACTTAAAGAGGCTGTCTGATACATACCAATTCTTTTTTGATCTTGATTATATTTAGTGAATTCTGTATTTATTTGATCTGTAGTACTTTTAAAGTTTTTTGATATGGCATCAAACTCAGACTGAACTGAATAAGCTGCATTTGTTTTAAACAAAACAGCCTCATCATCAGCTGTAGTAGCTGTTTGATTTTGAAGTCCACCTCGTTGTAATTCACCAAGAGCTGAATATTTTTTAGTAAGAGCATCATTAATACCTGAGGCATATTTATCAAAGGAATAGGTAATAGGTGTTGCAGCTGCTGTTGTTTGTGCAGCCGTAGTTTTAGTTACACTATTAGAATTATTAATATCAAACATAGTATTACCACCCAATTTATTGGCTGCCTTAGCTTGATTAATCAAGTCAGTAGCAGCAGTCAATTGAGTATTATATGCTGCTTGTTGGTTTTTAACCGTAGGTTTTTTAACCCCCGCAATCTGCAGTAGTTCTTCAGCAGTCTGAGCACCTAACAGCAGATCATTACCCGTAGTCTCTCTGCGGGTGATCTTAATACTAGAAGTATCAGCAAAGAATTCATCATATATATCATTCTTCATACCAACTTCTCTAGTTGCTGTAACAACTTTGTTTTTTTCAATATTAGCTGTATAAGCCTTTAGCAAAAGATCCATAGCATTTTTATTTTTTAATACTTTAGCGTCATATGCTTGTTTATACTTGCGATCTTTAGCCGCCTGCACTTGGGGTGCCCCATAGATTTGGGGCGACCCATACATATTATACTTAATAGCCATATGTTCCTTATTTTAACTCACATCCTCCAGCCGAACAAGCTAGATCATGTGATGATGTTGTTGAATCAGTCATTTCATAGTTCATCAGTTGAGAGAAATCAACTGCAATCTTTGGTGTCATGTTGTATGTCCTAGCATCAATGGTTTCAAAGGGAGCTTGAGCATAGGTGTGATCAGACTTAGGCAGAAAAGCAATACCACTAATCTTATCAAAGTTTTTCCATACCCAATTACCTACTTCAAGAAACTCATCCTCAGTATAGGATACCGTGATACTAGGTTTATGGTGGCAGTAGTATTGTTGATAGTCCATCCATAACTTCAGATGTTCCATAGCACCAAGGCTGAGGGAGGTTGTTGTATCTACTGGAGCTTTCTGAGGAAACGTAAGCACCGCAGTAGACGCAGGATTAACTACACAATCTTCTACAAGAATGTTCTGATCTTTCATAAGCTGATACAAAGGATCCTTCTTGTCAATGCGTACACGTCTGAAGTAGAACTCAGAGTACCGAGGATGCAGCCCACTCGATGAGTTAGCAAGGCAACTAGTAGTACCCTCAGGCTTGATACAACAGATAGACTTACTAGGCTCAATGCCAAGTCGATTGGACCAAGTAAGGTTAGTGTATTCAGCTGTCTCCTTAAGCACCTCTAAAGTGTACTTAAGCTTAGCTGAACCTTCCTTACCTGACATCAACTTGTTATCAAAGATACCAGTCATTGACACACCAAGCAATCGTTCCTCTGCACAGTTCTTCTTCCACTCAGGCTTGAGATATGGAAAATAAGTGAACATACTTTGAACTGTTCCAATAACAGTAGCTTGTTCAATCTTCCTGTTGAGTGTTTCAATTGTATCTGTCTCACGTACTACTACGGTAGACAAGTTACAGAACTGCATAGGTCGAAGGATAATCTCAGAGCAAGGATTAGTTCCTAAGGAATACTTAGTATCTCGTCCTGCCTTGTGTGCTAAATCAGTCATAGCTTTACGATTAACAATACCACGCTCACCACTATGAGAGTTGTATAAGTCAGTCCACTCTTCCATGAACTGTCCCATGCTTGGGCGGTCATTATAGACCGCAGAGTTGTTTGCAAGCGATCTGTGACTGGAGGCTTCCCACCATGCCCCTGACTTGCAAGTAGCCATCTCACGGTCACTGAGGTCGCTGAGCGAGATCATAGCTGATCGTCGCACACCACCCACAATGACAGACTGTGCAATCTTGCAACAGATGTCGTGGCATTCAAGAGCCGTAAGATTACGTCCCTTAGCCTTATAGAAAGTTTGTGTTACATATCGAAACACTTCTTCTAGGGGAGCAGGTCCACTTGCCCGACCACCAAAGGTCTTGAGGCGAACACCCGATCCACGTACAAGGGAGACATCCCACTTAGGGTGAATACCATTGTAAAGATTGTCGATCAGTGTACGCAGTGCGTCACACCAACCTTCCCTTGAGTCAGCCACATAGATAACGTTATCCCAATCTTTGGTAATCACATTAGGTACAACAGGTAACTGATGGATGCATCGTCCTTCAACTGTGTATCCTACTCCTGTGCCACACATAAGGATATACATCAACTCACTGAATGAGGATGGTGTATTGATTTCCATGTAAGCACAATTGTACAGAGCTGTGTTATCCTTGTCCAACGCAGGACCCGCAGTCATAAGACCACGCATACTGGGGAGGACTTCAAGGTTTAAAATAGCATACTTGATATCAGATCTCTCAGCAAGAGCAGGAGCTTTCGTTGTAAAGTAATCCCACCACCTATCCACAGTCTCTTCCCAAGTCTCTCGTCTTCCCTGTTCGGGCATCCAACGACTATAGCGACTAAGGGCAATGAACTCTTGAAAGGTATTCATGATATACCTGTCGATCCAAAGCCACCACTAGCTCTATTTGTGTTGTCTAACTCTGTCATTACTGTAAACTGAGGGGTGATAACAGGTGTGATGACCAATTGAGCTAGGCGATCACCCTTGTTAAAGACGATTGTTGTAGCACAGGTATTCATAAGTAACATCTTGATGGTACCACGGTAGTCAGGATCAATAACTCCTACGCCATTACACAGGACAATGCCTTGTAAAGCAAGGGATGACCGAAGGTAAACCAGTCCTGCTGTACCCTGAGGTAAAGCAATAAAGACACCTGTGTCAACCATAACAGGTTGATTAGGCATCAAGGCAACCCGATCTAGGCAACTTAGGTCTGACCCAACAGACCCCGCTGTCTGATATACAGGGGCAACCGCAGTAGGAGCTAAGGCAATCCTTACCTTATCACCTACATAAGTGTTGGTATAAATTTCATGTGTTGTTGGTGAACCAAACGTATTTGTATCCGCAGTATAACTATTATTTATCATCAGTATCCCTTTGGTTGTATTCTATAGCCCCAACTATTAGTAAGGTTTCCATAGAATTGGTTGTTTCGTATCTTTATTATACTCTCCACTGCGGAGAATACGCACACATTGTGCCATTTTCACAGCGTAATCGTACCCATATGCACACCCATCAACACCCACAGATTTATCATAGGTAGCTAATACAGCTTCAGTCCAGTACTGGGGTTGAACTGAATCCAGTATCTTACTTGCTTTGACAGGTCCACACTTCCATACTCCAGGAATGTTATCGGTCGTATCACCCATAAGCCATTGCTTATGGAAGTTATACTCAGCTGTCTGAGCGTCTAACAACACAGGTGCTTCTTCCTTGTCGGGGTTCCAATGCCATCCCCTTACTGAACGGAGATCCTTGTCTATGGTTACAGCGACAGCCTTAAACCCACTAGACATCATACCCATAATGTCATCAGCTTCCAAGGCAGGGAGTTCCAACTTGTTAGTCTTACTTACAAGTTCAAGTGCCAAACCTAGGCACTCAGGTACCTTACGGTTACCATCATCCCTGTGTCTCTTGTATGCATCCCATACCTTACGCCTATAGTTATCAGACCTAGGGCAAGACACAGCTACATACACCTTGTCCACACCCTTAGGTGTCCAAGCTTTGATATCATGTATGATACGATTCTCAAGCTCGTCAACCCCCTCTGTCTCTGCCCAG